CCGGAGAGGCTGGCAAATTGACCGTGAACGCGCCGCCAGTGGTGTTGGTCAGAACACCGTCATTGGCAACAGCCGTGTAGGTAGTTGTTTTTGTGACGGTGTAGGTGATTCCACCTGCCGCAGGTGCAGACGATACCCACGTTGTGCCGTTACTGGTCAGGACGTTGCCCGAAGAGCTTGGCGCAACAAAAGTAGGGGCGGATGAACCGTTGCCCAAAATGACGTTGTTGGCCGTTAAGGTCGTCAGGCTTGTGCCGCCATTGGCGACAGGGAGTGTACCTGTAACACCAGAAGCCAAACTTACCGTGGGGTTTGCCAGCGTAACTGCAGCACCTGCGCCTGCACCATCAGTGACTACCATCGCCTTTGTGCCCGTGGCAATCGTTACCGTAGCACCTGAGCCCTGCGAAATCGTAATCGACTGACTGCCAGTGGTGGCGTTCTCAATGATCCAGACCTTGGACACCGTGTTGGGCGCCAGTGTCACCGTGCGCGTCGCAGTTAAGGACACGGCAGAGGTAATCTTCAAATACAGCGAGCGCGTGCCGTCCGCCGTAGCGTCGGGCATCGTGAACGTCTCATCGGCGTTTGCCGCCATCTGCTTGGTGCCAAGGCTGAAGGCGTCGGCAATGAGAGACAGGTTGGTGTTGGTCGAGGTGCCCCACGTACCGGACTCGTCGCCCGTGGCAATCTCTTTTAGTCGTAAATCGTTAACATACGTAGCCATGTTTTATCCTCACGCCGCTGTGTCCACGGGTATCCAAGTAGCATTTTGAGCGTCGTTTACATCAACCCAAACGGCGTTTTGAGCGTCGTTTACAAGTGACCATCCGCCTATTTTAACCGTACCTATTGCGCCTACACCAGCAACTCCGACAGGGAAAATATTAGCACTTCTGGTGTTCGTCACTGTGCCTACAGCACCCGACGCAGACACACCTGCAATTGTAGGAGCGACCTGTAGTGCTACAGCCTCTACGCTCCCCGTGCCCGAAACACCGCTGACTACAACTATCCTTTCATACGCGGGAACTGCTGTGCCAATTTGCCCGGTTCCGACAACACCCGTTGCATCAAAAACAGTGCCGATACTGAATGTTACCGCACCGATAGAGCCTGTGCCTTCAACGCCAATTGGAATAACGATGTCGGTTACGACGACCGTAAATCCCCCTATTTCTCCGACGCCTTGTACGCCGGTTGGAGTCTGCACGCTGCTGTAGTTTGTAGCTACAGTTCCTACCGCACCGGTGCCGGCCACCGAGTCTACAACAATCAAGTCGCCTACACTTATGGACACCGTGCCAACTGCACCAACTGCCTGCACGGACTCTGCAACAACGATGTCCGATATGCTTATTACTACGCTGCCAACTGCTCCGGTTGCCGAAACAGCGATGAGTACGTTATCGCCCCACGCTCCTTCGCCCCAGCTGCCGTTGCCCCACGTTGGGCCTAAATCAACGACAACTCCGACCCCGCCCCAAGAACCCTCGTCCCAAGCGCCCTCACCCCATGATCGGACAGGTCCAAGGTAGGCCAAAATTTACCTCACGCAGCAAACTTATTGCTTTTTGACATGTTATCACTACCCGGTATTACTTGGAGATTCCAAGGTACGTGTAGCCCAGAAACTTTTTTACCGCGCAAAGGTACAATATGGTCAACATGCCAAGTAAACCCCAGCATTTCAGATCTTACTTGCGCTAGGCTATACGCTTCTTGAATCATCCAGTGATGCTCCTCATTTAGCCAAGGCGGACAGGCATTTATCTTTGCCACTTTATACGCTTTTTTGTTGGCGTTAGCCCGACCCTTGTTGTTTGCAACCCACTCGTTAACTTGTTTAATGCGCTTTTCTCGGTTTTTAGTTAAATAGTACCTTGCACTATACTCGGACATCTTTTCTTTATTCTTAGCGTAGTGTTCAACGTGCCAGTTAGGGTTGCTCGCTATTTTGGCAGCGTAATTGACCCTATGCCAGACCCTTTTATCGTCAAGTTTATCTATGTAATTTTTGTGCGAGACAGCAATACGACAGGGTTTACAGTCATTACGATACCCATCGGGAGCATCTTTTCGTTTATAGAAAAGATTTAGCTCCTTAACTTCTCCACACAAAACACATTTTTTCACTACGCAATCCGAATAATTGCTGTAGCGGCAGCGGCGGTCGGCATCTGAATCTGAAAATCACCGGAACTTACAGTCTGGTCACCGCCAAAACTCAACACCGCGCAAGCTGGGTCGCCTGCAGCGGTATCGTTGTAGATCAGCGCGCCAGAGGTCGTGAACGTCGCAGCACTCCACGTTGTGTTGTCAAAGTCGCAGATTGCTGTGGTGCCGTCTGCTACTGGCGTGATTGACACCAACGTGTTGCCGCCCGTGGTGTAGCCACTGCCGTTTGCCAGCTCATCTGTACTAAGGTTGCTGTAGCTAGTAGTCGCGGCGCCAAACGTGCCTGAACCAGAAGCTGCTGCTTTGAGCAGCGCAATTTTAAACGTGTTACCAGTGGACGCCGTGAAGTTGTGTACACCTTTGAACAGCTCAACTTTGAAGCTGGTAGGCATGGCAGTAGTAATTGAAATAGGCATGTTAACTCTCCAGTAATTTTACAAGTTCCGGATGCCCAGCGGCGCGGAAGCGGTTCATCAAAGTGGTGTGGTTGGAACGTATAGCTTGGTGCATCGCCGCTACCAGCACGACCCTGATCTGTTCACGATAGGCTTCAGCCTGTACGCGGATGACCGGGTCTGAGCTTCGACCGATGTAGATGATTTTGTCCAGTGCACCCTCGGCCAGCTCCTCGGGCGTGAAGCCCCGACCCGAAACAGATGATGCTTTAATGATGCCGAGTCCTGTGCCGCCTACTGTGCTAAACATGGTTATGGTCCCGGTGATTCAGATTTGATTGGTATGCGGATCATACCATCACGGAATTCATCGCGGCGACGTCTGCCCTGCTGCTCGATGCCCAGACCCTGTATCGCCAACTTGTAGCTGTTGTCGAAGTAGCCCAGCATTTCAGCAGGCCCCTTGGTGTAGCTGTAGGCTTGGATGAGACACGCATAGAGCAACGCCTCTGGTGCGTTTGTGCTGATCCACGTCGTTGGGTTGGCCGCAGAGAGCTGCGCCGGACGGTAGATGTACCCAAGCTCCACCGCGTAGTCTGCGTTGGGCGTTGGTGCCAAGCTGAACGTGTTCTGATCCCAGACCGAATAGTACTTGGGTACGCCTACTACTGCTGCGTCAGGCGCGTACTCTTTCATGAAGGACGTGTCCCTGAAATCCAGATACACCTTCTTGCCCGCTACCGTGATGAAGATGTACCGATGCGTCAGGATGTCGCTTGGTGAAGTCAGGAAACGGTTGCCGGTGGTCATCGTGCTGGTAGATTCTTTCTTGAATACGTCCAGATCAATGTCACGCAGGATCCGGTTCTCAGCCATCGTGATGAACGTATCAATCACGGAATTGCTGAAGACGTTAGCGTCCACATTGGTGTAGTTTCGTATGTTTGTAACCAGCTCGTCGTATGTCATCAGGTTATCACTATAGTCACTTTGCCAATGGATCCAACGCCCTGAACCGCAACCTGCTGCGGGAACGGCTGCATGTTTGTGCCGCCATTTGCACTCCCGATACTCTGGAAGGCTGCGTCACCCGGCAAGCCGAGGAACACGACCACCGGCTCTACTCTGTCCGGCCTTGGATCACGCAGCGCAATCGCATCGCCAGTATAGCGTAAAGGCTGCAGCTGCGGCTCTTTTGGCTCATAGTCGTCGGGACAAACCATGAAACCACGCCAGTTTTTACGCAATACTTTGTACGGGTATCGCTGCCCACAAGTGTCGCACAGCGCGTAAGAATATTTACCCGACGCAAATGCCATGTCACACCCCGAAGTCAGGCACTATGTGGAAACTGGCCGTGTCCCTATCCTCCAATGCCGCTCTCAAGAAGTCCTCTTCGTAGATCTGCTTCAGCGCGCCCGTGCGATCCGGCATGTATTTCAGCGACAGCATGTAGGACAGGCCAGAGGCCAAGCACGGCAGGAAGCGGAAGTTCACATCGGAGGTGTTCTCGTAGCTACCGGCGTCTTGAATGCGTCGTATCCGGTAGTAAACGAAGGTGTACACCTGATCTGCCGACGGATATAGATACACCTGCGGCGTGTTACTACGTTCCACGTAGAACTGTGCGGGTCGCGCTTGAGTCGTCTTGTTCGGCAAATCCAAGTACTCCTCGCGGCTGATCCGGTCGATGGAGACATCCTGCTGCTGGCCGGTGGTGTTCTGCCGGATAACTGCTGACAGCACGTTGACCGTATCAAGAGGAAGGTTCAGCACCCGGCTACCCTGCGTCAGTGCAATCGTCGATTCCTCGATCGTCCACAGGTTCAGGCCACGGTTCGCCCAGTCCAGAAACAACAGGTTCAGCGAACGACGCGCAGAGGACAGCTGATAACCCGAGGTCATCCGCATACCGCAACGCTCGAACGCCTCTTCAATCAGGTCATCGATGCTCAGATTAAAGTCTGTTGTCCCAGAGGTACTCATGAGCAGGCCATTCCGCCCTTGGCCTTAGCCATGACCTTCTTCTTCTTTTTCTTCTTAGCCTCACCGCCCTTCGCCATCATGACGGGGCCAGTCGTTTTGCTTGTCTCAGACAACATACGGTTTCTTGGACCACTTTCAACCGCTCCGCCGCCTTTTGTAGCGGCACCCATTCCACGTCCAGCCATCATGCACCTCGCTTACGATATGTTTTTACTTTAGACGCCACGGTCTTTGGCTGCTTGGAAAACTGCTTGCCCTTGGCCGTGTCCTCTCGTTTCTTCTTCGTTGTCGCAGCATACTGCGATGCGCTGAGCGCCTTTATCGCCTTTTCAGGCAAATATCGCTCGCCCGTGGCCTCTGCGCCTTGCG